CGCTGCTGCCAGATCCTTATCCTTCCCGACGTCCTTATCGACTTTGGGCATACTCACTCCCCCTGAAATGGGGAGCGGCCCTTGCGAGCCGCCCCCCGGAAAATCTGGTCCTCCCGTCGTCAGCTCCTAGGACCAGATGTTGTAGAGCACTCCCATGCCGCCGCTAAAATACACGGCCAGCGCTCCATTGCACCGCTCGTCGAACGGGGTGATTGGGCCGTCCGCTCGGGTCGGGTAGTAGTCGAAGCGGAGAAAGTCGTAGTTGCCGACCCACTCCAGCCCCATCGGCGTGGTATTCGCCATCGGGTACGGGATCTCCATCGGCAGAATGAACGCGGTGCCGGGGGGAATCCAGTCGTCGACCTCCACCGGGCAGCGGAAACCGCCGATGGCGTTGATGATCTCACCCACGCTCGCGCCCACGCTCATATTCACCCGCCCGTTGGCATCTGGGCTGGCGAAAATTTGCATCGAGTTGGAGAGGATGCCCTTGGCCGTGAGGCTGCGCTGCACCGCTCCACCGATCAGAAGGCGGAACTTCTTGAGCTTCGTCTTCTGGAAGATCGCTGCGAAGGCGTCCTGGAACTGAGTGACCTCGGGCACAGTCGCACTTCCGCCCAGGGCCGCGTTGACGTTCTTCACATACGCGCCCTGTGCTCCCGAGGAAACCAACAGCTGCGCAAGCAGGCCGTCGAAGTGACGGGCGTTCCCCGTCTCATCGGCCCCGGGAAGTTCGGCCGCGGTCCCGACGATGCCGGTGCCGGCGAGAGAGGTCAAGGTGACCTGGGTCTGTCCGACCACGCACTCGCACTTCAGGTTCGCCGATCCGGTCGTGGTTCCGACGAACACGGCATAGGCGACCGCGCCTGGAGTGGCGGGCCAGGTGATCTTGAGGGACTGGTTGGCCCCGGTAACCGCACCGCTATTGAACTCGGCCGAAATAACCCCGACCCCCTGACCTGATCCGGCCACGACCTGGAGGTTCGAATTCACTCCGCCGGCGGGCACCGCGCGACCCGCGAGGGCCGAGGCACCGTTGGCGTCGGTGAAGCCTGGAACATCCACGAAGATCCGGTTCGCGGCCATCCCCGTCAGCGGAACGATGCGCACGAAATAAGTCGTCGTGGATGGCTGCAACGAGCCGACCGGAGAGGCCACGATCGCCACGGTGGCGCCGGTCACGCTCTGCGCACCGATATCCGTGACGTTCCCGAACAGGTACGCCTGCCACATCAGCTTGATGGCGAGCAGCAACGTGTTCGTGGTTTCCTTCGCCAGCGCGGGATCGAAACCCTGCGATGCCTTGATGGATTCGAGATCCACCTGTCCGCCGATGGCGAAGGGTTTGAAGTTCACCGCACGGGGAGTCACCAGGTTTCCGGTGGTGCTGAACTGCGCACCGGACCCGGGCTGTCCGGCCGTGATGATGGCGCCGGCGTTGGTCAGGTTGAACGGATCCGGGCTGGAAATCGCCAGGATGTCCTTCCAGTTGTGACTGTTCGCATCGTTGATCACCTTGCGTGGGATCAGCCCATAGCTGGCCGCGGCCAGTGGAACGAGCTGCTTCGCAGGTTCCGCGAGCGAATATCCGTACAGCCCTGTCGTGACGTCGAGGGCTTTCTGCAATTTCCCGGCCTGCGCCAACGCCAGGAGATCACCGGACACCTTATTGATGGTATCGGAGGTGAGCGCCTGCATGAATTCTTCGCGAGTCATTGCTTTCGATTCTCCTGTTCCCCGGATCTCCGCTATCGAGTCGGAGCGTACGGGGGCACGGTTCGTTCGGCTGCCATCATGACCAGCATCTGCTTCCGCGCTGGATCTTTCTCGCCGGCAGCCAATTTTTGCAGCGCCTCTGCCTCATCGATATTGGCGATCACTTCTCCGCCAGGACCGAGGGACTTATCGACCGGACGCGCTGCAGGACGTCCGACCGGCGCGGGCAGTTTCTCGATTTTCAACAACCGCTCACCGATGGACTTGATCTGGCCCGGCAGCTTCGCAATGCCATCCTTCACGGTGGCAAGCTCACTGCCCTGGACCTTCACCTGGTCCCCGATCTTGGTCACGGCGTCGAGCACCTTCTGAAGCTGCTCGGCATTTCCATTGGGGATCGCAGCCGTAATCGGCTGAGCAACGATGCCTTTGCTGGCATCTTCCTCCTCCTTCGGCTTCGGCTCGTCCCCAGTATCTTTACTCTCGCCGCCCTCTCCCACGTCCTCCTTCGGCTTCGGCTCATCGCCTCCGTCGTCGGCGGGACACTGCCCATCAGGGCACTCCGCCCCCAGAGCGGATGAGGCCTTCACGAGCGCGTGACCCATCTGGTGGATCGCGGTCATGTTGTCCTTCACTTCCGGCTCTGAGGCGAGTTTCTGGATCGCGGTCGGCGAGAGGTACTTGGCCAGTCCGGCCAGGTCGTCGCACAACTTCACGGCGGCGATGGCTGGCTCGGGCGCCTTGTACGACCGCACCTGCTGCTCGAACTCCGTCTCGATGAGCGCGATCAGTGCGGTCACGATGGCGCCGGCGGCCTGGATGTCCGCGGTCTGCTGGGCCGGATCGGCACCCATCACCACCGCCTCAAAATCCTCCGCGTCCATGAAGCTCTGCATGTCGCGCAGGGCACAGAGAAGCGGGTACAGACTACCCGACTCGGAATACTTCTTGAGAGACGGTGTGAGCGCGTGCACGATGGGGCCGAAGCGTTTCGCGAGCTCCGGGGTGAGGGACCGCGCTGCGGACGCGGCCCCCTCACCTGGTGTCTGGGGAGTTTCCGAAGCCGCAGGCGCCGGTTCCCCTCTACCCGCTGTTGTTGGGTTTATGGCTGCCTTGTTCTTGGCGAGCTCCTCGCCTTGCTCTCGGGCGATCTCCGCGGGTGACTTCCGGTCTTTCGGATCGGCAAAGGGATCCAGCCCGGTCATGACCACCTTCGGGGGCTTCGGCGACGGCTCCTCGGTCTTTTGGAGTGGAGCTCCGTCGGGAGCCGTACTTGCCTCAGCCACACCAGCACGCTTGACCAGGGTATAGACGGCACTGTTGCAGGCGGGAGTGTCTACCAGAGACAGCTCGTCCAGCTTGTACTTCATCGCCCAGGGAACCTGCTTCCCTTCCCAGTCCTGGGACTTCCACTCGACCTCGCCTCCACCAATACTGATGCCGGTGTACTCGCCGTTCTTCACCTTCCGGCCCTGCTCCTTATCGGTCACCAGAAGCGACACCGGGATGCACTTGTTCACGTCGTCGCAGCTGTAATCCAGCATCTTGCCGGCGACCAGGGGTTGATGCATCACCCGCAACGTGCCCTTGCTCGGGTCCTGTCCGGCGTTCGTGGTGGTTTTCTCAAACCACTCCGCGAAGTCTTTAAATGCGACCTTGCTGGCCTCGTACGACACGACCTCGCCATGACGGTCCAGCTCCTCCTTGGTCGCGATGGCCCACACCCGGACACCTTCCGGCTCCTCCGCGACCTTCTCGAACGGAACGAACTTTTTGAAATGCTTCATCGACATGAACTCCCTACGATTTAATGATCGCGTTGACGCCAAACGTTTCAGACGGGGTGGTTCCGGTCAGAAGCCAGCGCACTCGCACCTTACTGCCGAAATTCGAATATCGCGCAAGGGCCTTGAGATCCGTCGAGGTCAGGGTCGTCTCCGTTACCAGGTTGCGCTTGTCCTTGGTGGCAGTCACGTCCGCCGCGGCACCCGTAGTCGTTACCAGAGAATCGGCACACAACTCCGACCAGGTAGAGCCACCGTCATCGCTGGTTTCCACGAAAACAGAAAAGGCTGTGATGGTGCCGCTGGCCGTGGTGCGATGGAGAAATACTAGCAGCTCCTCAGCGCCCGACACGTCCATCGTCGCGCCGTTGGCGGATCCCGTCTGCGCGCCGGGAGCCAGGAGGATAATCGGAGTGCTCTGCATCGTGATCCCGCCTTCTCAGGGTTGTTTCGGCAGCCTGCGGAGGCTACCGTCTTTCCAGACCATATACGAGCGATCGCTCATCTGCACACGGTCGAACCGGCGCCGCCCGATGGGGGTCATCGGACACACCTCGTCAACAATCCTGGCAAGAGTCGTCGCTATGATTGCCTCAGACGCCAACGCATCGAGCTCGGCTTTCTGCTCGGCGGTCAACTCCGGCTCCAGTGACATGCGAGCAAACAGGTCTACGCCCACGCGATCACGTCCGGTCCTTTCTCGCGGTCAAAGCGGACCTCATAGACGGAATAGGGACCCACCAATGGAGAGCTCTGGACGAGGCATGGGCCGATCTGAAACCTTCTCATCCCCGGAAACACTCCGAGCTTGCGGACTTCGGGCGTGGCCACCAGCTGTTCGTATACGCGCACGCCCATGATGATCATGTTGGGTTCGATTCCCTGAAAGGCCTTAAACTGGGCCGCGAGGGTTTGCAGCGTCGCCAGCGTCACCTCGCTCATGCTTCCCTCACATTGGGGATTCCATCCCGCACGCAAAAGGGATGGCCGACCGGGAAGTCCTGCCACTTGGCAATCGACCACACTTCCCCGTTAACCCCTTCCTCCTCGTCATCGTGGCCCGACTCCAGACACCCGGGTCCGTCAAGGATGGTCACCGTATTGATCCCCGCGCCGGAATAGGTTTCCGCGGCCCCCTGATTCAGTGCGACGGCGACCTCGGTCCTGGCGATGCGCTCGGCCCGGTAACCCCAGCCCGTCTCCTCCTGAATGGCATCGCGCAGCTCGCTCTCGGTGACGCCCTCCTCCAGCGCCCGGGTAATCGCATCCTTCAAATCCCGGCGAAGTGTTTCAGTGATGGCAACGTCGGGGTTCGGGGAATCGATAAAGGTTCCATCGGACAGCTTGCGCTTTCCCACCAGCTCGGCCGCACGGCGCTCGGCATAATCCGTAGCGTTCTCCTCCGTCAGGCCGAAGGCAATCTCGATACCCGATTGGTCCGCCGCCAGAACTTCCCCATCCAGGTACGTCTCGGCCAGCGGCTCCCTCAGTGATTCCATCAGCAAATCGATCTGCATCGCGTCGTCCAGGTCGTCAGCCTTCTGTAAGTCAGTGAACATCTTCACGGCGACTTCGACCACGGCGGGAGTGATCTTCTTGAAGTGCTCCTTCACCACGGCCCTCAAAACCTTCTCGTGGCGCAGGCGGCGGCGAATGGCGACCAGGGGGCGACGCGCCTTCACCATCGCACCAAAGATCCAGTCCAGTCGGGGCTTCACTCCCGGATGGGCCAGGGCGTCCTCGAGGGCCAACGTCACCGCGTAGTGAAGTGCCGGGGGAATGGCATCGCTCTTAAACGCCAGCACCTTCTGCAGGCGCTCGGGCGTCCGCTTTCTCCAGTCTGGCTCGCCCGTAGCTGCCTTATGAGCCACTTTCCGCCATCGACGCAGGTCATCCATCATGCCCTTTTCCGTCGCCGCGGGGATCTGGGGCACATCTTTCAGGGCGGCCGCTGCCGCTGCACTATCGACGGACGGTCCCGCCGCCGGGATCGGGGGGACTGCGGACAGTACACGCCGGGCCACGGCCGCCCCGCCTTCCGTCGGCGCTCCTCCTCCACCAGCGATGAAGTCAGCCAGAGGCACAGGACCGGACGGAGTGTCTACGGTGGGCACGTCGCCCCCCTCGATGGGTTCAAGCCCCTCCTCGTTCAGCACGTGGTTCCTGGTGTAAACCCCATGCCCAATAAACGCGATGGCCTTCGCCGTCCAGGCCGTCTCGTCTCGGTGCTTGTCTTCCACGTAAATGAACTTGACGCCGTCGATGCGCAGGTACTCCCGCAGCTCGCGAGAGAGCATTTTGCGCACCTTGTGCATCCAGTAATGGTGCCCACTCTGCGACGAAGACGTGTCGGCCTGCTCAGCGGTCGCGCGGTTCATCATCGACACCAGGGGTTGAGGGCTGGTGTGGTAAGCCATCGCAATCGTGCGGGCAAGGAATTCATTCAGGCCGTTCGGCTCTTGCTCCGTTCCATGGGGGAGCTCAAGGCCGGTACCTTCTCCTCCGGGCATCATGCGCAACTTCCGGCGCTGACCGCTCTCTCCTGAGAGCAGCTTCTCCAGCTTCTCCTGAAAGTCAAAAATCTGGGCCGCGGTCCACGCGTCGGGGCACTTCCAAAAGGCATCGGGGATATTGCCATCGGTGAAATAGGCCAGATGGTGCAGCTGCCGGCGAAGGGTGAGGTTCACGGTGATCAGCACGCGCTCCAACGGCGACTGACCGTAACCGTTATATGTGCGGGGCGAAAAGGGCGAGTACACCAGCTCGGTAGGATCCGTCTCCTCACCTTCCATGACGGGCAGGTAAGGGCGGCTGAATTCCGTCTCGGGAACCCCCGCGATGATCTGCTGGTAGGCGACCTCGGGCGGCTCCGGGGGGATCCCGTGCCAGTCCAGTATGGGCTTAATGGTGGCGCCATCGATGGCCATCAGGGAATGCGGTTCACCGGTCACCGTTCGCCGGCGATAAAAACACAGCGCATCGATATCCAGGGCGTCCAGCAAAAGCGTGTGCAGCCAGCCCTCGAAGCTGTGGACACGATCCGGATACGCGAGAAAGTTTTTGGCGAAGTCGCACTCCTCCTTCATTCCCTTCGCGCGTTGCTCCTTCGGATCCTCGGGTACGACGTCCCATTCCAGACCGAGAATGGCATCGATGACTTCCTGACGGGCAATCTGAACCAGGTCGGACGTGGCCGCAAGATTCCTGAGCAGCGCGAACGGCGTCAGCTGCCGGTACTCGGATCGGGGAACATAATTGAGGTTGTACCCGGACTGAATATAGAACTGCCGCGGATCCTCACCGCGGGGAAGCCACGGATACAAGGGCACGCCCGGGTTGATGGGTCGGCCCTCGAACACTTCCATGTCCCGCGTCGCCGTCACCCTTCCCTGAGCGTCGAGAAGCACGCGGCGTTTGTCAACGACAGCGAGAGCTTGGGATTGATCGATGGGGGTCCGGGCGTATGCCGTATCGGGATCGCGCTCCACGTCATGCCCTCACGGCGCAAGTGTTGGGGGCAGTCGCCGGATTCGAACCGGATTTCAGGCTTATGAGGCCTGCGTGATCCCATTCACTTCCCTGCCCCAAGGGAAAGGACCTACAGTTTTTGGACTGTACGACCCCTTGGGGATCCATGTCAAGATGGCTGAGGGTTGTTCCTTTCGATTTCCTCTTGCAGCAGGCGCAGGAAGGCTTCCGCACCACT